CCATCTCTTGAGCAGGGACTCCATAAGTTTCGTTCGCAAAAGGCTGCTTCTGGAATTCATAGGCATCAAGAGATCCGAATAAATCAGTAAAATCACCCGGCTTCATTCCTGCCAAAATTGTTTTAGACGCTTGTTCTGCCGTGCCTAATGGACCTTCAGCATCACCAGCCCCCGAGCCTAATGCAGTCTCAAGCTGGTCTGCTTGCTGACCAAATTCGGCGTATTTTTCACTAATTGCGTTTCTTGCTTCCTCCGGACTCACACCAAAGACATGCATATAATATTTAGCACCAGCCTTTTCAGCCATCTTCCTAACTTCGTTAAGCTCCTTTAATAGAGCTTTCTTTTCATCATCATTTAATTTAACTACTGTAGTGCCTAAATCGCCCCACGGTGTAGAGGTGGTTCCTTTCGGGAATAATCTATCGAATGTTTTCCCAAGAATTTTTTCGTAAGTTTTATATGTGGCATCAGAATCATTTTCAAAATACTTCAGCTTTGCGGCTGATGAAGCGACTCCTGAAGCATGTTTTCTTTGCTTTGTTACAAGCCCTTCAGCATAAAGGCGATCTTTTCTTTTCTCCTCTGCCTTTATCATTAAACCGCCAATAGTCGAGCCAGTCTCTTTAATCCCCTGACCAAGTATCATTCCTGCTTTAGCCCAATTAGCCATAAGGTTTGGCCTCTTCTTTTTGTCTCACTCCAAGTTGCGACATCATCTGCGCTTCTGGTTGCTCCTCTCTTAAAATTGACATAGCCATTTCCATAGATTTTTGAGGATTGAGACCTTCGTCCCCCAACTCCCCATACTTTTCCAACGCATACATTAAAGCCTCTCCCTGAAACTGCTCTTCTTCTTTATCATTAGCAGGTTTCCATAGCTTTTCTTTTTTTGCAATTTCGGCAACCGCATTAATGATTTCAGCGGCAACGCCAATCAGTATATCTCTAGAAACATTTACACCACCTTCAGCGGCTGACTTCACCTCAACATTTACCATTCTTCCAGCCCAACCACCAATTGTTTGTTGAAGGTTATTCGGGGATCTTTCCATCCTTCCTTTTATTTCGTCATATCCATCCCCCCAGACAAAATCAAGAATCCCACCAAGAAGCATATCAACCTGAGATTCTTCTTCTTTCGTTGGCTCTTGTAGGGGATCGCTCATTTGAGAGCCTAACCGCTCTGGTTGTATACCTAATTCAGCATCCTCTGGAGAAACAACAGATTGACCGGTCGGTATTTGTTGCGCTCTACCATCTTTAACCATTTAACACTCCCCCTTTTTGATTTAAATTAATCATCCCTTGAGGTTTTTTATTAAACGTTTTTGCAGCGCTTTGTGTTACAACACCTTTAGGACTGTAGTCATAATTTAAAGTTCTCCTATTAGATGTTGTAGGCTGCTTAATGCCATGAGCAAATGCTCCCGGAACTGGAGCGCCAGCATTCATTGCGAGATTCTGGTTATACCCCATCCAAAATGGAGAATCGGCTGGCATCTCTTCAGGCGTTCTACCCTCACCCGGAGCGAATCCAAAATGAGTTCCTTGTTGTTTTAATTGCTTTTCCGCAAAGGCTAATTTCTTTTCTTCAGTATCATCAAAGGCAGCGGCTATTGCTGATATTCCTGTTCCAAGCAACTGAGAACCAGCAATAAGGGCATAACCTTTATTTCCATCCATTGCGGTTGCTATATAATTCTTTACTCCTTCATACCACCCAACACTAGCAGTTTCTGCGACAGGGGCAGTTCCACCACCCATAGCCCCGGACATATCTCCCGCAGGAATACTCGTTCCCGTAGGAGAGCCTCCAGTTAGAGGAGTGCCGGACATTTTCCCAATATTAGTCGCTAGTTCCTTTGTTCCCGCTTCGTAATTCGCATAAGAAAACATATTCCCAGAAGCGGCAGCAGCAGCATTCGTTGAGGCAATATATGCAGTTGACTGAGCTGCTGTAGCGTGCAAAAATGGAGCACCAGCAGCACCAGCACCAGCAGCACCAGCACCAGCAGCACCACTAGCGGCAGCCGATGCTGTAGCAGCAGTTGCTCCATAAGCAGCTATTCCAGCATAAAGAGCCACCGCCATAAGAATATAAGGAGCAGCTTTCACTACAAATTTGCCTACCTTTTTTATTGCTTTTCCAATTGACTTAACAATGCTTCCCATAATTACTCCTGTGGCACGACAAAGTTGTCACCAACCCTTACGCCGCCCATTCTTTGATAAAGTTGTTTTACGCGACTAGAATCGCCTATTCCAGAACTAATACCTAGCACTATCTCTTTAACCCCATTGTCCTTTTTAGACCAAGTGATAAATCGACGCATTAAGTTAGCACCATAACCTGTCCCTTTTTCTGTTACATAAAAAAATAGATCAGCCGATTGCTTTTTTCTTGAGTACCACAATTGGTGGGTGACCCCTATAAAAGCTCCTTCTATACTGCCGTCCAAGTCAACCACCATAACTAAATGCTCTCGTGAAAGAACACATACTTGAATGCTTCTCCTTAACGTCTTAACATCCAAAGGAACTGTCTTTGAAATAGACTTCTCATGGGCTTCTTGGACCACCTTCATAATCGAGGTGACGTCTTTGTCTAAAGCTTTTCGTATCATTTTAAGATCTTAATTAGCTCCCTGTCTCGTTCAAATTAAATTGATAATTGGGTAAATTACCCATTGCATAGTTAGTTGCTTCAGCAGACATATTTTGCGAACCAATTTGAGAAATCCAATCCCCTCTTCGGAGAGTGTAATTAATCGCACCTTCTAATTTTGTTTTTAAAGAGTCATAAATATAAGTGTTGTAATCTGTCTTCTGCTTATTCGTCCACTCGTTATTGTAATAAAGATTCTGTTGAAGCGTCGTTACATCGGCTTGTGCTATAGGCATAGCTACAGCCAGAACAGCACTCATAACAGATTCTCTTGCTAAAGAACTATTTACAATTCCTCTTTTTGCCATTGCCTGTAACGCGGCAGTTTCCGCTGCGCGAAACAAAGGACTGTTAGTATTGATCATCTCCGAGATGGCAGTTGAAAGCATCATGTTGTCAGTTAATGTAGCAAACGACATTGGCTCTATATCATTTAAGCCCACACCGGAAGAGATTTCAGCCGCATTACCACCGGGGATATTACCACCGACTTGACCGGGCTGATTTACTTTGGTGGGGTCATTAGCTGCATTACCCTGATTGAATTTCCTCACACCAGTCCCACTAGGCACTTTAGTTCCACCCTGATAGGTTCCCTTATGGAGGGATACAGATTCACCATAATGAGCTTTACCAAAACCAGACTTAGTTTTATCTGCGCCCATTCTCCTAATCCAATAATCAGCAGTATCTTCTGGAGACATACTCTGATGCCCCGTCATTCCGCTTACATTCTTTCCAGCCAACCTAGCCTCAATCAAACCCCAAGAATTTTTCATTCCTTGAAACTGATCCACATAACTAGAATACTGAGCTGCTGTAGGATTCGCTGGATTAGCGCTGGGCAAAACATTGCTTCCCTGCAACTGGCCTTGAGTATAATTTGGCGTTACCGCAGCAGGATTACCACCGGGAGAATTGGAAGTTTGGTTATTGGAAGAAACCTTAGTATTGTGTGGGGTTTTATTACGACTTTCTCCTGAGCCTTTTGCATCCCAATGCTGCTTGCCCCAAGAAGCCAGCGATTGACCGCTGCTCTTAACATTCTTATTATAATGTGCAATTAAATCTGGGCTTTGGTTTACATAACTTTGATAACTCATCGTCTAATACCTCGTGGTGAATAATCGACAATAGCGCCTTGTAAGGTTATGGGCTTATCGTAGATAGAACTGTTTTTAATAATTAAACTCATGTTGGTTCCTATGCCGTTAATTTTCAATCTTTCAGAAGCAACTACCGTAACTCCAGTAGCTGGATTGCTCACATCATCCTCATTCCAACCATCCGCTGTGACATCCACTGAATACGCATCTGATACAGGAGAAGTCTTTGGATCAAATGTTCCGCCAAAATCATAATCAGGGAACACTGTAAGGGTCGTTGATGTGTCAGCATTAATTTCAAGGTTTACTTGTCTGAATCTTTTTCTCATTCCGGGGGCGTCATAATGGTAGTAGGCTGATCTTATAAATGAGTCTACCGTTCCGCCATCAAAACTTGTTCCTGAATCTAGCCTTCTTACATAGCCGTCATCAAAACCCCCATACAAAACTTCAAAGCCATTCGTATCTTCTACAGAACAAGTACAAACAATTTGATCTTTTAAAGTAAAAGGCATCAGCCCCTGATTGGTTTTATTTATAAAGGTCATCTCCAATCCGGTTTTATCGTTGAAATAAATTCTATACTGATTCTTTCCCCGAACCCTTAATGAAGTAACGGTGCTTTCTTTCTTTGCCTGTATATAAGGATCGACTTTATCCGAAGCTACAGCAGACTGGAAATCACCAAAGTATTGAACAGTAAAAATGGATGTTAGCCCACGATCATCCAAGAAAAATGTCTGATCCATCTTTTGTATTGTATGCGGAATCGCGCCAGCACCAGCATGAAACCTTCTCAAAGACCAGTCAGCAGCAGATGTTCCATATAACATGTATGCGTCATTTCTTGTAAAGACTGACATTACATTATTAACTTCAGTGGAGAACCCGCTAACTACATCACCGATAGACAGCTCAGCCGCTCCAGTTATTGTAGACCATTTATTCGGAGCTATAATACTAGAGTTCTGAATTGAACCATTCGCATAGGAGTAAAATAAATGTTTTTGGTGAGCATGAACATGTTGGGGTTGGTCAACTTCTTGACCAGTAAAGTTTTTCACAAAGGTCGTTCCATCAAAAGCAAACCCTTTGTCAACAGAATTAACCCCGTACATGGAAATTCCAGAGGATTCTCCTCTAAAATTATAAGTTACAAACTCATAATTTCCACCGGGATTTATAGATTGATTATATAAAACCCCTTTAGCAACAGCTATTTTAACATTAGAAGGTTGTGAGGCTCCGCTTACTGTTGCTCTAGTGACGCCACCTACTTGGATGTTTTCACCAGAATTCCAAGTTCCTGTATTATCTTTAACAGAGATTGATCCACTAGCAGACCCATCCCATGCTCCTCCAGTTAAAGTGACGCTAGTAACATTTGCAGTCTTTCCTGATGCAGCTCCAGTAATAACATCTCCCTCTACAATCTCAATTGCGCCAGAACCAAAAGCCAAAAGAGGCATCTGCAAATCTTCATCATCTTGAAAGGTTCCGGTAACATCTTTTAAAACCATGCCTCCGGTTCCGCCAGTCTCCCAAAGTCCATAATAAGATATCCCCATTAGAGAACCTTCAGCGCCGCTTGTTCCACCTCTAATGGTGGTGGGGCTTCCTAGATTACCGGGAACAGGCTCACCATTTGTGGTTGTTCCATCAAAGTCTAAAACTTGACCAAGATTAACTTCCACCCAACCAGTGGAGGATGATTTATACATCCCAGCAGTAGCGCCCCCTACTTTATTTCTAAAGGCGTATGTCGTCGCCCCAAAAACCCAAACACCTAAAACGCTTCCTTCGCCGGGGACAACATCTATAAGCGCTCTTTGATCTTCGATCCTAGCCCTTACCTCAGCATCAGTAGCGGCAACAGGCTTTACTGGTGCTCCGAAAGTAACTGAAGTCGCGTATAACCCCATTAGCCTACTCGATAAACAGACAGTTGCCCAAAGTGAAGTTTAAAGTTTTGCGAACCTACATTATCCTGCTTGATTCTAGCGTACACATCTGTATAGGTTGTATGGGCTGTAGTGTCTATAATCCCATTGACTGAAAAATTACCAGCATCAATAACGTTGCCTAAAAGTTGAACCGCTTTTATTGCTGGCAAATCTGTAGTAGCCCCGCCAGTGTTATCGCTTGAAACCATTGCGGTCCAGTTAATGTCTGTAGCCACTGCTTCCTGTTTTAATGATAAAGCTAAATTGACAACAAAGATTCCTTTGTCGTAAATTCTTATTTGATCATTTACAAAATCTGCTTCTGTTCCAACCGTCACAGCCCCGACAGTTCCCGTATCATCTTTAACATTAGATCCTAACGCGCCAAGAGACCAATCTACAGTTACTGTCGTACCTGCTGCCACCGCTTGATTAGCAGGAACACCATCTCCAGCAGCATTATTAATGCAGCCGTAAGCTCCCATTGCTGATTCTACATATTGACGAACCATTTCAGCAGTAATTGCGCCTGTAGTATTATCCGTAAAACTTGTCCCAGTTAAAACCGTTCTTGTTTTCCTTAGTGCTTCTGTTGCCATTATTTGAACCCCACGAAAAAAGATGCACCGAATGCGCTATCTTTATGAAGAAAGAATAGTGTTTCACCATCCTGAAATGTACCGCTAGTTACTGTAAAATAAATATTTCCTTCCGCGTCCCCAGCAGCGAATGATCCAGCGGAAGCACTACCTGTTATGTCTTCAATAACTACTGTCAAAATAGATCCCAACGCTCCACTAGTTTCGCCTTTTATGATGTCGCCAATAGAAGGAATGCTAAATCTAAACGCTGTCCCAAAAGCGCTACTAAACATTTTTGCTTTGGCGGCACCAGTAATAAAAGGCATTTTGTAATAAGCAACTGCTGATGGAAGCTCTCTCCCATCAAACCGCTCATACCCATCAATGCGTCTATATCTACCACGAATATCAATTTCAAAATTATCAGCAGCAACTAGCTCCCCCGGCTTCAAAGCCAAGGAAGGATCGACCATGTTTAAGCCGCCCTCAAAAGGAAAGTAAGTAGATCTCCTTTTTTCTGTTGGGATGCTTCGTACCCTTAACTTGCTCATTCGGTAACTACCGTAAAATTATATAAGTCTTGAGCTTGAGAGAATCTTCTATTCTTTTGTCTTGGTAATTGATCCGCTTCAAGCTTATCTAACAAGTCCTCAAACTCAGTCAAAGCTCCTTCTAGAATTTCTTGAGCATCTTCATTTTCCGCATAATAGATTTTTGCCCTAGCAATAATGATTTTTCTGAATCTATCAGGTATAGCAGAATGAGATCCATCTACTGACATTTCAGTAGGAGACTTCCAGTATTCAGCAGAAATTGTTTTTACTGCATCAGGAGTGGGGTATACATCTAAATTGTTATCAGGCTTTATCGCGTAAACTTCCGGGCTATTAGAAAGAATGGATCCATATTTGTATGTATCTCTATACTCGTTCCAGAACATATAATCCAAAATCAAATAATCATCTGTAGTTTTTTGCCAAACTAAAGAGTCTGTCTTCCAATTACCCAAAGAGGTAGGAAACCCTGTGTTGCTACTCGTTAGAGTTGAAGTTCCAATAATAGTGGATATGTTCGCTTCAGCCCAAAGAAAGTCCCAATCAAACCATCGACTTTGAATGTCAATATCTGCTTTTTTAATATAACGAACAATAGAATTTTCTTCTTCAGATAAAGTGGCTGATACTACACTAGAAGGGCCACTTCCGGGGATGCCCACATCTCTAGCCATGTCTTTGCACAACTCAAGAAAATTACTCATAAAAAGTTAAAAATCAAGGTTCCAAGAACCAATCATCTCTCCGTCAACACGAGCCATATTTACAGAACTTTTTTGATCTTTCATAAATTCTTTGGAACGCTCATCTGACATATCAGACATAGTGTAAAACCCCCGACCAGCAGGAGTGTCATGCCCGTATGCGTCTTTCCCGCTTACTGTGGCGGATCGCCCATCAAGATAGGCGGTTACAACATTAATTCTTGAACTTCGCATTTATAAAACTCCTATAAAAGGAAATGAAGAACGGGGTGAGTCGTAGCTCAACACCCGCCCTCCAAGTTGTGAAGGTAGAACCGTGTGAAACTCATAAGGAGGGGGTAGTCTCTCCGACAGAATCACACAGCTCTATATCTTCTTCTCCTAATTAAACACAATACTAACGAAAATCAAACGAACCACGATCCGTAGAGATTTTCTTGTGTACAACGCCCATAGGCATTTGATTTGGACCGTGAGAAGCAAGCGCCAAAGACGCAAGCGTCTCCTTTGCTACATCTTCCTTTGAAGACAAACCATTTGCTGGGATTTTACCACTTGCTGTATCTTTAGACATAATATACCTCCTTAGAACCAATCAACTTCGACATACGCCCTGCCCTTACCAGCGGCAACTCCAGAGTCGGTAGCCTGAACGAAAGTAACTTCGATCTGAGTATCGGCTGCAAGCGTATTATTTTGACTGGCTGAATTAAGAAAAAGACAGTCTGTATCATCGACATTGTTAAAAGTATCGGTAGCCAGCGTGCCATCAGCAATTTCCAACTGCCCGTAAGCATTTGGATCAGCCGTTGTGCCAACTAAAACCTTTCCGGTGATTGTATCATCCTCAAAGGTTTCTTTAACATAAACACCAATATTTCGCAAAATGCCTTGTTTTCCCTTCGGCCCTTTGAAACTCCAAGGAGTTCCGGTTCCTGCGGCAAAGTCAGTTTCGGTAGCATCTAGATACACAAGAGGTTTTGGATTACTATAACTCATAATATTTCCTCCTTTATGTAAGTGAATCCCACATCACGATACGCGACTGCGCGGCTCCTGATGCGAGTGGGTGAACGATACCAAAACCGCCAAGATAATACCATGCAATGCCACGGTCCCTTCCGAAATCTCCGGGGATCTTCCCTCGAATCTCTTCTGGAACAGCAACAGCTTCAGCAACAGTATCTTCGCCAAAAAAGACGATCCAATCAGACTTGCCCTGTACCCAAGCTCCAGCAGGAGTGCCCATACCACTAGCACCACCACCTTTTGCACGATAGGTTTGCTCGATAAAACGAACACCGTCGTAACGACCGATTTCTCCGTTCATAATCATGCGAAAACCTTGGTCGATATATTGCTTGATATCTTCTAGATCATTTTTCAATGTTCGGAAAGTTGTAGGCCAACCAATCGCGTAATAGTCGTCGCCAGTGTAGGCCGGGATATTGCGCTCTTTCATTACGTCTACAATCGCTTTGACATGACCTTTGCCGAATGCTACATTATTAGTAGTAGCAGTCGTGCCGTTCTCAGTCGTGACCACTGCATCAGTCGCGGTTGCTGATGCAACACGAACTGGAGCAAGATCAAACTGATTTGCGGCTAAGGTGTCAAATGCTTTCTTCGCATCTGTTTTTAATACCTTCCTGATGATTTCAGCCACGGGTTGCTCAGATAGATCATCTAACTTACCGGTCCACGGGACAGAGTTACCTGCCTCGGTGATCGTCATTGATCCTTGAGTAATCGTGAAAGAAGTCTCTGGAATGGTATTGGTTTCCACTAAGGTTTCACCCGCAGTGGCTACATCACTAAAAACGTTCCAATGGAATGTATCGCCACGATGCAAACCCTGATGGGCTGCATCCTTGACATCACAGAACTGCCGAAACTTAACGATAGGCTGTACAGCCATTCTCAGTTGACGGCTGAGGTTCAGTGCATACATATATCCACCGGAGGCGTTGACGGACCATACTTGTCCTGCCATTTTTACTTCTCCTCTAGTTTGTTATTGAAGATGTTTAAGCCGTGACTGACGCATCTCTTCGATAATGTCCGCCACCGTTGCCGGATCTGGTTCACTATCTCCAATTTGAGCAGATGCACTAGCTGATTTAGGTTGGGAAGTAATATTCTTCTTACGTCTTACCCTAATATCTTCTTTTGGTTTAGGTAAAGTTCTCTCTACCCATTCGCGCGTTTGGTCAGCAGCTTCTTTGATAATATCCTGCGGACTCCAACTTGGATTTTCACGTTGAAGTTCTATAGTTTTATTATCAGCGATTGCTCTAAATTCAGAATTATTAGCAATATCCGGGTATTGATCATTAAACCAATGAACAGAATCTTCCATTGATTTATGATAAGCCCATTGTTGCTTTCTATCTTCTTGAACTTTCTGTTGCGCCATATGCCTATTTAAGGCTTGTTGCACTGCTTGATCTACATTAGGGGTAGCACCATGAGTACGCCCACTATTCGTTAATTTCACAAGCAACTCTGCGGCTTCCTCCGCATTGTCATCATATAAAGCTTGATGATATTTTTTTGCTAATTCAGATCTATCTTCAGATCTTTCTGGAGCCGCGTCATTAGGTGGCGGCGATTGTTGCGGAGAAGGAGATTGTCGCATTTTAGCAATGTAAGCATTTAAATGCTCCTCTCTTGCCTGAATTTGACGACCATACTCCGCCGCTTCTTCAAAACGTTTTTGAGACGCTTTATCTTTTTGAAGAGAGGATTTTAATGAATCAAATTCAACATCAACCTCCTCCCCATCAACCTTTACAGTTGTCATCCAATTATCACCGTCCTTCCAGATAGGCGAATCATTAGTGACTTCCACTTCTCTTACTTCTTCTACTTCTTCAGAAGAGTCAACCTCGTTGAAACTTTCTCCGATTTCTTCTTCAAGCTGTTTCTCTCTCGTAGCAAATATTTCGTCCATCGCTTTTTCACGAGTAGATAATGCCTCATTTTCTTCATCTTCGGACGAGGATTCAACTTCCTCTACTTCTCCTTCTATAACTTCAACATCTTCTAGTCCTGTTCTGATAGCATCCTCAAGGGTAGCCATGCTAAACCTCCTAATTATTCCATAGCATCTCTATGCCTAATCATCGCTTCCGCATTTTCGCCATCAGAAATAACTCCATTCAACCACTGAAGGACTTTTAACGGTGTAGCCAGATTAAGTGAAATTTTACGGTACTGTTTAAGTTCCTCTTCTGAAGAACCTACCCACCCCTGAAGCGCTATTTCTTGCAAATCATCTATGCCTGTTCGATAATCGAATAAGGCTCTTTGCATAACAGCCTCTCCAGTTGGAGTTCTTACAAATTCTTTTGTTTTTGATCCAATACGAATCCTTTTTACAAATTCATCGATACCAGTCTCAGCCGGGTTATAATATTCCATTAACCAACTGCAAACGGGATTT